AACTCTGCCCGGTCTCTTTCTTCAGTATCTTGCCGACTGTGGATCCTTTGTCCGACAGTTCCGTGAGCATTCCGTTGATGTACGTGGTGGAGTTGGCGGTATTGACGCCGTTCTTGGTCAACTGAATGTATGCAGCAGAGAGGTTATCCAGCGACACGTTCAATCCTGCTGCCGTGGGGATGACCTGACCGAGACTCTGTGCGAGTTCTCCGACGGTCGTCTTACCTAAGTTCTGAGTCGTGACAAGCGCATCCATGATGTGCTCGGTCGTATTCGCAGACTTTCCGTAAGCGTTGAGCGTGGTGGTCAACACGTCCACGGCAGTGACTGTGTCAGTAAATCCGCCTCGGGCAAGTTTCATAGCATCAGCCACAAATTCAGTGGCTTCGCCAGCGTCCACGCTTGCAGATATTGCCTGATAAGTGGCTTCGGCGATTTCATTCGCTGAAGCGCCATAAGTGACCGCAAGCTCCTGTATCTCCTCGCCCATCCCGGAGAGCGTGCTATCATCCACCTGGGCGATGGACTGCACCTTGGTCATGGCATATTCAAACTGATCGGCGGCTTCCACGCACTCTCCGAGCGCTTCGACTATCTTTTCGGCAGTCTCCTCGAAGGTCTTGAAGACTTCATTTCTGGCGAAAGCCTCGAGCGCTTCGCTTGTGGTCTCTATTTCTTCTCCGGCTTCCTTGGTCTCTTTACCGAACTGGTCAATAGATGTGGCGCAATGGTCAGATGCGTGGGCAGCTTCATCGAGATACTGATCGGTCTTTGTCAGTTCCGCATTGTAGTTAGCCATATCCGTCTTGGCGGAGTTCAAGCGGGTCTTGTAGAGTTCAAGATTCCGATTGAGTTTGTCGTACTCTTCCTGTGCCTTGCGGACTTCCTCGCTTTCCTCACCGTGCTTCTGTTTTGCTTCATCGAGAGCAGTCTTCTGCTCTTTCAGTTTGTCCTCATAGCCCTTGACCACCCTCTCAAGAGCGGCGATCTGCTTTTCTGACTGCTGCATCTGCTTTGTGAGGACTTCGTGCTTGGCTTTCAGCGCTTCTTCGCTGTTTGCCGTGTTCTTATACTCGGCAGACAGGAGCCTCATCTCTGACCGGAGCTCTGTCTGCGCGGATTTTATGTTCTTGATGGCGGCGGTGTATTCTGGTACACCGTCAATGTAAATCTTTGTTCCGACTTTGCCCTGTGACATCTTCGCTTACTCCATGTGTGAAAACTTTGCGAGCTTCTGAATCTCTCTCTGTTCCTCTTCGGCTCTGCGCCTCTCGTCTATCTCCCGGCGCTCGGCTCTTATATCTCTTAAAAGCATGATGTACTTGGATAAGTACATGGCCGCTATCTCTTTCTCTGTAAATCCTAACTGGATGCCGTTTCTAAGTATCCGGGCGAAGTTCAACGGCTTGTCCTCATCCTCGCCCTGCGTTATTTTTTTTCATCTTCGTCCGGCTCGATGAAGTTCTTGTTGAACTCATTCAAGACAAGTTCTCGGAGTTCCCAGAAGTTCCCCTCAAGTGCTCCCCGAAGCTCCCGATCTGTGACTCCTGCGAGGTCATAGTCCTTTGCCATGCAGCCATTGTGGATCATCGCTATCAGTCCGTCTATCACCGGAGCCGCCTTGATGCTGGGCGGGTCTGTCTTCTTCTTGCGCTTGTCCGACAGTCCTTTGAGTTGTTTCTCGTACTCTGTGAGCGTGCCGTACTTCTCCTGCACTTCCTCAAGCGCCGCAAGGCTGAATTTAATCGGGACGTCCTCGCCCGCTATTCCGATTGTGGCCACCTCGCTGTTAAAGATAGCCCTGTGTATGTCTTTTCCTTTGCTCATCCGTTCCTCTCTCTGACTATAGGCGGAGCCGGAAGACCGACCCCGCCCCTCGTCATTCCCTGATCAGGCAGATACTTCGTAATTTGCCTGGGTGTTCAGCCAGGTCTCGGCTGCTGTGGTGGTGGTAAACGTCTTCGTAACGCTGAACGTCTTGGAATCGTCTGCGCTCGCCGTTCCGCTGATAGAGTCAGCGTTGAAGGTGATCGTCTCGCCCTGCGTGGCGGCGTTCAGCGTGGGCTCCGTGAATTTGACCTTCGGAAACCAGAAGGCATCGTAGCTCACGGCTCCATTGGTCATCCTTGCCACGTAGAAGCCGACGCCGACGTAGTTCGACTGATCATCGGTCTTCCTGATGATCGCCCCATCGCTCACGGTATGTCCAAAAAGGACCGTAGCCGCTGCGCTCGGAAGGTCGGACACATCAAGCGAAATCTGCCAGTCAGATATTCCGGTGGCGTTCTCTGCGAGAGCGTCGTCCGCATAAAATTTCACATCGTAGGTCGAAGGGGTTGCAGAGCCCTGTACGGCCTTTCCGCAAATGAAGGCGTCAGTATATCCGCTGGTGCCTTTCTTTGCTATGATCGGGTATCTCATTCCAATCTTAGGCATTTCTCTACCTCCTTAATGATTATCTGTGTAAATGGTTTCAAAAACTGTCTGAAAGTTGTAATCGGACTTGCTGGAATCCCCCAGCGGGGTGAGGTTTGGTCCCCATATTTCATCCACCGTGAAGCCTTTTGCTTCAAGACTGTCACGGATAAGGTCTATCAGCGCCGAGGGGTTGGTCTTCCGAGGCGTGTACAGGAGCACGTTCACATGACTTTCGTCATGCTGTGGCTTGTCGTCGGCATAATCCACAGGAGAAGCGGAGATCCACGAAAAGACGATGAACGAGGTCTCCGTCCCCGTGTACATTTCCTGCGCTACGGGCAGTCCCGTGTCCGTTGCAAGTCCCATGATTAACTTGTTGACCTTTGCCCTGCTACTCATTCGGCTCCGACCTTTCTGTTAAAGACATCCTGTATCTTTTGGGTGACCTCGGCTTCACAGCCTTTGGCGGCTCTTTCGAGGAAGTGCCGGGCGGGTTGACGCCCGTTGATGCCATTTTCAAGCCAGATGGCTTTTAAGGCATTCGATACGGGGTACTTCCTGGTGTAGTGTCCGCCTTTTCCATTGACTGCGTAGTATTGATTCTTGCTATTCCCCTTCGGCACGACCGTGAGGACGTAGGCATCTTTGCTCCGTGTCTCTTTGGGCTTGTTGGCTGTCCATGAGTTCACGAGTTCCGAGTCTCCCGGATGGCTTATGACTGAAGCGCACGCCTCTTTCGTGGATTCCACGAGGACCGGAGCGCACTCGTTCAGGGCCTCTACGGCTATCTCGTCAAAGCCCGTCATAGTCAGCCTTGATATAGCATCATCCTCAAAGGAAACATCGAAGCGGCTCATGCCGATACCTCCGGAACTGCCTCCGTCTTCGCCTCAGATACATACAGCTCGATCAGGTCTTCTTTCGTCTGATAGGTCCTGTACACGTTGTACCGGATCCCGCCATACTCAATGAGTGCCTGTCCGCCGTATTCCGAAGCGTAAATCGTAAATCTGTACTTGGCATCTATCCCCTGCTGCCCTGCGGAGAAGAACTCGGCCTGTGTGACTGATTGGCGATTGCCGTAGACGTATTTAATTATCTCCTCGCCCTCGACCTCGTAGCCCTCATCATCCGTGGTGGTGGTGAGTGTCACAAGCTCGATGCGCTCTGAAAAGTACGCCATCAGTCAGCCTCCTGACTCTTCCGCAGGTTGTCAGCAAGTTCCAGATACTCCTCATGACTCCTCTCGGCGTCAATCCCGTCAATGCCAAACTGCCAGCGAAGGAAGCACCGGACGCAACCGAACACAAGTTCATCTGACTCGTCCTGCGCTGTCGCTTCGGCTACGCCCATCCGGACAAGATCGGCACGGCACTGTCCGATGAGATCCGTGATCTCACCGTCTACGGCGGAGTCCCCCGCCGAGCGGCGAAGCACAAACCGTGCCTTGTTCAGATATTCGTTAGATACCGTACCGATCATGTCATTACCTCACTTCTTCTTTGCCGCCTTCTTAACGGGCTTCTTAATCTGCTTGCTCTCGACCTTGACCGGAGCCTTGGCGATGACCTTTGCTTCTACCACCGCCGGGGCGGGAGTGACCTTGACTTCTTTCGTCCCGATCACTTCCACGTTTGCCCCTGCGGAGAGGGCCTGCGCTTTGGTCATCTCAACGACTTCCCCGGGCATTGCATACCCTTCGGCTGTCACTATCGGGGCAAGCACTTTGACCTTCATGCCTCAACCTCAAGCGGAGACGCTTGACTGTGTGACCTTTGCGAAGCCGTGATAGGCACACAGGTCAGCGTTTGCGGTCTGAAGACCTCTGACACCGATCATGTTGGTCTGGAAGTACACACCGCCCTCGTCGGTCTCGATCCTGTACTGATCCCACATGGGCATCTCTACGGTCTGAGGCTGTCCGATCAGCTGGGTGCCAGCAGTCAGCTTGTCGGTGATACGGAAGTTGACGGACAGGCCGCCCTCTTCGATCTTGCCGCTCATGGTCGTGCCGGGGTCGAAGGTGATCTTGTACAGCGGGAGCTTCTCATTCGTGCCACGCACAACGCCGAGAGTCGCAAGGTCTGCCCTGTTGAGGTACAGCTTGACTTCGCCCTTGCCAGGGATGGCTACGAAGTTAAGCAGCAGATTCCTCAGATAGTTGACATCAAGCGCCTTGTTGGCAAAGATGGTCTTGTCGGTCAGAGAAGATGCGGCGATCTTGGTGTAGATGACACCCTCTGCATAGGTGCGGAGAGCCACCAGCGCATCGCTCTCGATCTCACTCATGTAATCAAGAGGGGTGTACTTTTTGATCTGATTTGAGACCTGGTCAAGAATGCCCCACTCTGAAGGGGAGATATCAACATAGTTGAAAGTCCCGCTTGTTCCGCCGATGGACTGTCCCTCGGTCACGGCTGCGGCTGCGCTGTGGGTCGCTCTGTATGCTACCCTGTAGGTGCCGTTTCCGGTGAGGGCTACGGCTTTGACGTCATCCACGATGCCTCCGGGCACTTCCTGAAGCCCGTTGATCCCGCCGACCCTGACGGGCTGTGCAATGTTCCCGGTTGACAGGACTGTCCTCAGCTCCATGCGTCCGGTCTCGACAAACCTCTTTGCTCTCAGTTCTCTTTCATCCATTTTTCTTTCCTCCACAATCGGAGCGGTCTCGATCTTGGTCATGCGCTCCTGAATCTCGGCCTTTTCGACTTCGAGCGCTTCGACTTCGCTCTTGAGCCCTCTGGCCTCTGCCTGTATCTCCTGACTGCGCTCTTCGGTGAGCTCGTCAGTGGTCTTTACCTCTTCCACGAGGTTTTCGTTTGCCGCTTCAATCT